CCAAGCCGAAGAGTTGTTACAGTGGGCTTTCAAGAAAGAGATCCACCTGATGAACCGCGCCGGCCTGCTGGACAGTCTGGAGACAGCCGTGAAGAACTGGAAAGAGAAACCCTCCCGCTCCAATGGAAAACGCGCTGGGTCTCCGGTTCAACCCGAACTCACCGGCGAAGAGCTGGAACTTGCCCGCGCCAGAGCAGATGAAATGTTTGGAGGCATGAAATGACATTATCAACTTTGCGAAAAGAGTCCCTCACTCTGCGAGAGAGGATCCAAAGCCGTGGCGTTCCTGGCGCGCCGGAGCGCCCGCCCACTCCGCACTCGGACGCTGACTCGGACTGCCGCCACTGTGGCGGATGGGGCTGGAAGAAGTCCGAGAAATACGGAACCTGGTTCACCTGTCCCTGCACCTCGCAGATGCGGGCCCGGCTTCTGGCTGAGAAGAACAAGCCCGATTATTCCCGTATGGGACTGCGAGAGGATGAATTGAACATGGATTGGTCGCTGATCAAACCCGGAGTCTCAGACGGTGTATTGGCTATGGATGCCGTGCGCCCGGCTTACATGCGTGGTTACGGCATGATCTTTCTGTGGGGCACATGGGGGCAGGCAAAGACATTGATCGGCAAGATCCTGACTTCCACAGCCCTGCGAGATGGAAAGCGCGCGGCTTATGCCAATATGTCCTCGGTCCTGGATGATATCCGCCTGGCATTTGATGCACAGGAACATAAGACCACCGAACTTCTGCGCCGGATCGACTGGTGGGTTTCGCGGGATGTGCTCTTTCTGGATGAGTTGGATAAATCCAACGATACGCCGTGGGCGCAGGAGCGACTCTTCCAACTCCTTGACCAGCGCTACATGCGGGCGATCCGGGAGGAAGCCCTGACGGTGATCGCTTCCAACAAAAGCGAAGCTGCGCTGGATGGGTACCTCAGGAGTCGCCTTGCAGATCGCCGCCTGGGTCCGGTTGTGTATCTGAATGGACCGGATGGGCGCAAAGTCATGCCGGAAGGCTATCGGTTTTAGCTATGATCACCTGCCCTCATTGCCACTTTCCCCTCACCCCGGCCCGCGCGGTCGTCACGGCCGAGACGGTCCTGGACATCCGCGATGTGTGGATGTGCAAGGGCGCGCAGCCGATCACAGAAAAAATACCGATAGTTTTTATTCAGAAAGAGAGGACTTATGAAACCAGCCAGATACCCACCGGGAATTCTTCGATGCGAGAAGTGGAGGTGATCCATGAGCATGTTTCCTAGCACCTTCCCGGGTTCAGGCGGCGGTGATTGGCGGGACGGATGCGCCCCCATTATATGGGCTATCGTCGTCATTGTTGTGATGTCGATCCTGATCGAGAAAGGAATTTTGTAATGCCACGACGTTTTGCGGCACAACAGAGCACGACCACCCGCGACCTCCAGCGGGTCATGACAAAGATCAATGCCACGTCCCTGCGCCTGGAGCAGGACGTGATGGGCGGCGGCGTGAAAGTCACCTTCGACCGCGCCGGGAAGCGCTACGTCCGGGAGTGCTCAAAGTACGAAAACTCCCTGGACAACCTGCGGGTGATCGGCTTACAGATCGAGTACCTGTACCGGGCGCTGGAAGTCTACGCCGAAGACATTATCGAGTCGTCCTTCGACATCGAATTCGACCGTATTTTCAATGGCTTCCTGGCAACGCCGGACGACACTGCCCTGCTGCTTGGGGATGGGAAGGATCCATGGTTCAAGATATTGGGCGTGCAGGCAGACGCCACGCGTGAGGATATCCGCAGCGCCTTCCGTGCCCTGTCGATGGTCCACCACCCCGACGTTGGCGGGAAAGAAGAGGATTTCAAGCGGCTAAACGAAGCCTTCAAGGAAGGTATGAAGGCGGCAAAGAAATGACTCCCTTCACTGCCGACGCAGACCGCGCCGACGAGATCGCCCGAGCAGCTCAGGCAAAGCGCGAACGATACTACACGCTTGTGTTGTTCGTCGTGATCGCATATATGACGCTGCGCCTTATAGACATCTACTGGATCGTCGTCGGCATTGCGTCTGCGCTCATCCTGCTCGCCGCGTTTGTCCTGGATCTGGTCGAGAAGAGACGGGCAAGCAAATAATTAGTGTCCGCCTGCGCGGAGCTGCTGGCAAGAGCAGCGGAGCACCTACCCGCGCAAGCGGACAGCCAGATTTTACCAAAAGGAGCACCGTATGAGTTTCTTGAAATCTTTAGTTCGCCACACAGTAGGGATTATGTCCGAGTTAGCTTCCCAGCCAGACCCCTACGACGTATATATTCCGCCTTCGATCACCGGCACGCACAAAGACAAGTGCGGTCGGACGGTCATCGAGGTGCGGGCCTGCAGCGGCGAGGATGTCAGCAGGATCACAGCCGGCACGACCGAGGCCGGCAATGTTACCGAAGTGCATACGCACGTTGGACCCAACCGCTGGGAAATCTCATTTGTCGATAACGACGATTTGTAGGAAAGGAATTTAGTTATGGAAACAGAAAACCAAAACCAGACAAATCGAAAACTGATCAACTTTTTCGCCGGACTCTCCCGGCACTGGCTTCGCTATGCCGCCCTGACCGTGACGGGTTGCCTGACAGGTTACGCCGCATGGTCGTACACCCACAACTGGCTCTATGTGATCGCTCTCGTCCTCCTGGCGGAGGGGGCGAGTCTGTATTGGGCAAACCGGATCGAGGACTACGGCAATTATGTACAGATGGGAGCCGCTATCCTTGGGTCCGGGTTGGCGTGGGTCTCTATCGCCGTGACCGACCTGGCCTCTGTGACTATTGTGGCGAAGAATGCGCAGCTCGAACAGATCTTTACTGTCTTTGCAAATGTGCCGGAGTGGGCACAAAAGACGGTGGTGTATGTGGTTCCGACTCTTGCGGTAGCGCAGGGAGTGCTGGCAACCCTGCACTACTTCTTCAGCGAGGAAGCGTCGCTGCGGCGCGTGATTGCCAAGACGAACAGGGAGGCGGAGAAGGCGATCAAACAGGCAGACGCCGACGCACGAAAAAACATGGCGCAAGCCCGCGCCAAACGCTACAAAGAACTGGCAGAGGAGAGCGCCCCGGTACTCGGAAGGGAGCAGGGCGAAAAGAGTTGGCAGGATATGGAGCGGACCCTGCGAGTGTCAACAGAAGCCGGAAACAACGGGCACAGCAGCCCGGACCCTATCCGGCCTCCGTCGCGGAGGTAGAGCCGGCGGAGGTGTATAGAGCAGAGTCCGTGTCAGTATCGGTACTGGAACAATTGGATTCGATACTGGCAAGCGATACTGGCACGGACGTTTCTGAAGGCAGACGTATCTCGTTCTTTGAAGGAAAGCGCAAAGGTAAAGATGGAACAACTCGAAAAACCGGACATCACTACTGGCAATGGGACTACAAAGACCCCGATACTGGCAAGCGAAAACGACCCTACGGCGGCCCCATCGCAACCACTCCCCGAAGTCGCCAGTATCGAGCCAGCCAGTATCGCGAAAGAAACGAACGGAACAAAGCCGCAGACCCTGGGCGAGACAGTATCACTCTTGCAGACCGACTGTTTCGACCTCCGCTCGTTCGGGTGCAAAGTCGCGATACTGGCAAAGGACGGGAAGATTTACATAGCAGTTGAGCATCCCGAACATTCCTTTGGATTCGATACTGGCAAAGGAAACATCCTGATTGACAGTATCGCGGTGACAAGAGGCTGAACTATGAATTCGATACTGGCAAAACATCTGATACTGGCAAGCCTGATACTCGCGGCCTGCTCTCCTGAGATCATGCCGGCGATCACAGACCCGTTGCCAACAGTTTCACCCACCCCGACCGCCGAAGCGTTGGCAGTCCCCGCAGTATCAACGCCTACCGCGGAACTGCCAACAGTTTCCACAGTCACGGCGATCCAGTCCCTCCACGTCCGGCAGGAGCCGAACGAGAACGCGTCTGTGATCGGCTATCTCTACTCCGGCGACAATGTAACCCTGACCGGCGAATGCCTGGGAGGCTGGGCACAGATCGAATGGAACGGCGACGTGGCCTGGGTCAACGCCAGCTTCCTGAGTGAGAACGAATGCCAGACTTAGTCGCCATCCTAATCAAACTAACCATGCTGGCGGCGGTCGCATCGTTCATCCTGGACGTGGAGCGAGAGCGCGCAAAACCTGCGCCGAGCGTGGACGGCTTCCACCCGGTGAACCGCCGGCTGGTCGACATGGCTCTGAGGCAGTTGTAACGACTTGTTACAGCCCCTCCAGCATCACGGAAAGACATCAATGTACATTTCTGCTGCCCGCGCCCGGAAACTCGCAAAACGCCTCTGCGACGAAAACGCCAAAGGCAGATCGTGGCGCACGATCGCCCGCGAGGATTACGGCAACCAGATCAGCCATGCAACCATCAACCGGATTGCAAACAAAGGCGGCGAGTGGTTGCCGAAGGATAAGCGCCTGTTGGTCTTGCTGGGCTTGAAGAAGCCGCGCGGGGTGCGACCTTTGCCGAAATGGTTACAGGATACCCCTGAGGCGCGAGCCTGGTTCGACGGGCAGAGGCAGAAGGTCGGACAGATGGCAAAGGCAACGAGAGACGAAATGAGAAAGAAGCTATGAACACCCACCTCGTCGCTCGCACGTCCTGTACGCCGGGCGAACCCACGACCTACAAAGCCGCGTGCGGCTACATCTCCGAGAACAAGAGCGAGTTCAAGGAAGATATTTCAAAGACGGATAAGAGTGGGAACAAGTCTCTTATCGTGACTTGTGAGAGGTGCCTGGAGATCTTCGGCAAAGAGCGCGCCGAGAAGATCCTGGCGGAAGCGAACAGCTATTGGAGGCTGAAATGACAATCTATATCATCATTTTTCTGGCTGGCTTGATCATCGGCTTGATTGTTGGATATAAGACAGGCTTCGCCGGCGGTCGATTTGAGAAGCGCATCAACTCCGACGAGGAACTATGAACACGGCAGTCATGACGCGGTCGGGAGCCTTAGACATGCAGGTCTGTGTACCTGCGGATTGGACAGACGAGCAGGTGATCGAGTTTGCTAACCGGAAAAACCCGGCAGGGACGGAATTGGGCTGGAAGATACGCGGACCCGAAAGCCCCTATCAAAACGGAGCGCCTGTCCGTGTTCCCTGCTCCGAAAGAGTTGGCAGTGTTCATATCATGCTGGAGCGCTAATGAATACCATTATTGCTGAACAGCCCAAGATCGTGGAACGCTTCGCGATGCAGGTGAAGCGCAAGCCGAAAGAGACCGCCGCCATTGAACAGCTTGGGCAGATGAACGAGAGGCACACGCGGGCGCTTGTGGCAGGAGACCGGGAGGCGCTGCTGGAACTGGCGGGGGAGTATATGCTGCTTGGAACACATGGCGGCTGTCCAAGACTTGCGGCGGATATCATGAAAGAGGCGGAGAGCCTTGAACCTGCACGCGAAATAAAGCGCGTGCTTGTAAAGTCATAAGTTAGGTGGTTCACATGGCAAATGATTATCCAAACATTGAAGAAGGACAAGCCGTTGATTTAGATTGGCGGCATAAAGATTATAAAATCGCCTGTTGTGATTGCGGTTTGGTTCATCGGTTCCGCTTTACAGTGGCTGGTGGCAAGTTGCGAATCCGCGCATGGAGAGACAACCGCAGTACGTCAGCATTTCGTCGCCATCGTAATACTCCAGTTGTGCCGCACCTAACAAAGCGTGCACCTGACGGGGCTAAAAGCTGGCGAAAAATGGATGATGGCTCGATAGGCGGTTTCGATTGGTCGAATATCACCGAAGAACCGCCCCGCAAGTAACGCGCCGTTCGGCGACGCTGCACTCACCCCGTAGCCCTATTGTAGGATATTTGTATTGACAACCGCGCGCGTCGGTGCTACAAAGCGCGGTGCCACTGGAGCAAGCATGAACAACCCTTTATCGGTCCCTAAATGGTTCGGCAACGACACAACCAAGACGCGCGCGGTATATCACGCCCTCCTGAACCTCCACGAGCGCCCGGAGAACGCAGACCTCGAAGCGCCGGATGTAGTGAAGGTGTTCCGGCAGGTGAACGACTCCCTGCATGGCATCGACGCGAAGCTCTCCCGGATCGAAGATGGGCAGAGGCGTACGCTGCGCGGGTTGTGGCAATCGTTCTGGAAGGCAGCCGGGACCGTCAAGGCGGAAGGGGATAAACTGCTCAAGTAGTGGTAGAATGAATCTTGTCAAGTAAATAGTTCGCGCAGATCTACGGATGGGCGCGAGCGAGACGGAGATCCAAGGATGGCCGTGTGAAACCTGATAAGGTTTTGCGCGGCCGTCTTTTTTTGTTCACAAAAGGAGTTTCCCATGAAGATAAGTAAGTTGTTCTTGTTTGCAGTCCTGGCGTTGGTGTTTCTCTTTTCCCTCTCGGCGTGTACTCCGGCCCCCGGTGCAATTGCCACATCCCAGGCAGTCCAGCTTCCGATCGAACTCAAATTGGCGATCAACGCCCTGGTTCTGTTTGGGGTGACGTTTGGGCTCCAATGGGCATTCGACAAAGTGGGTATCGATCTGCGCGGTCTGGGTGCAGGGCTGGCGGTGGGCGTCTCCGAGTTCCTGATCCTGCAACTCCAGGGACTAATCGACGTGGTGCCGGCCCAGTATGACATCTACGTGATGATCGGTTTGAATGTCCTGCTTGCGGTGCTTGCCACCCTCGGATACATCCGGGTTGTGTTCCATCGCGAACGGGCGCAGGCGCTGCTCAAGTAGTCCTTCGATACGGGTGGGCGTCCTCCTCGGAAGGCCTGGACGCCCACTCGGGACATCTCCTCATGATGATCGATATCTGGGTTGTGCTCAATTTTGCGCTGGCGGTCATTGCCATCTGGGTCAACTGGCGGCGCACTGGCAAAGAGAATTTGCGCAGGGGGTTGCGTATCAGCGGGCTATTTATCGCCCTGTATGTCGCGGTGGTCTACGGACTGGTGATCCTGGGGGTTATTCCAGAGTTTGAGGTCAGGTTATGGATGCGTTTCTTTCAAGCTGTGATCCTTGCCTATCTGATCTCTGAGGCCTTGAATGGATAATCCCATACTGATCTCGATCATTGCTGCCATTGCATCGGTTGTGGGCGGCGCGATTGTCTTTTTCGGAAACCGGGCAACCAACCAAGCCAAGGCTCGCAAGGACAAAGCCGACGCCAGCGCCGTGGAAATCGAGACGTTCCAGGAATTGGTGGACAAGGTCCGCGAGCTGTCGGATGAGGTGATCAATCTCAAGCGCGAGCAGTCGATGTTCATTTCCAAGAACACAGCCCTGTGGCAGTACGTGTATGCCCTTCTGGAGTACATCGTCCAGATCGGAAAACAACCGCCGCTGCCGCCGCTCGAACTGGAGACGGACCCGAAGCTGATGAAGATCATTCAGGATATCAGCAGAAAGGCGGTCGGATGAAAAAGAAAAAGACGCCGGAAGAACTTTCAGACACAGATAAATTCCGGGCAATGTTTGCCAAGATGAACCCGAACACCAATACGCCCTACCTGGTGGCCGTGCTGATCTCGCTCGTGATCGGCATCGGCGGGGTAGTGGCGCTTGTTTCTCTGCGCCCCGACTTCGATGTTCTGGTTGTGTCTGGAGTCGTGTTCGCGTTCCTCACTCCCACGACCACGTCGATACTATCTCTGATGAAATCGCAGGAGACGAACCGGCAGGCTCGGGAAACGCACCTGTCGGTCAATAGCCGCCTGGATGCCTTTATCAAGTCGGCTTCGGACGCGGCGCGGGCGGAGGGATTACAGGAAGGTCGGGACAAGGCGAACGCGCGCACGGATGCACTCGCCGGGAAGTACACAGAGGAGCTGGAGTGAAGCGGCGTCTGCTCTGGTCGCTGCTGCGGATCCTACTGATCACTTTGATCATTCTCCTATGCTTGTACCTTACAGGATATCCCACATGAAAGCAAGTCTACTGTCCGTTATCCGTCATTTGCGCGGCGAGCGTCCTGGAATGAGCGCGGGGCGGGCGTTTGATCCTTCGCTTCTCGCCCTGCTTGCTCCGTCCATTGCAATTGAGACACAGGTCCAGCTTGCAGATGTTTCGTACTACCAGGGCGAGATCGACTTCCGGGTGATGCGAGCAACGGGGATCGACGGCGTGATCATCCGTGCCGGGCAAAGGTTCTGGGTGGATGTCCGCTTCAAGGAGAACTGGCAGAAGGCGAAGGAAGCCAGACTGCCGCGCGGCTCGTACTGGCTCTACGACAGCCGGGAGGATCCAAAGAAACAAGCCGCGTTGTGGTGGTCTCTGATCAAGGACGACCCGGGCGAGCTGGTACATGCGGCAGACCTGGAAGAAGGGTACGGGGGGGCGTATGGCAGTAAGGCGCACATGAAGGAATTCATCCTTGAGTTCCAGCGGCTCTCCCGTCTGCCGGATGATCGCATTGTCATCTACACCGGCTTCTTCTGGTTCACAGAGCGCATCGGGAACGATCCCTTCTTCGAGCGCTACCCGTTGTGGCTGGCATGGTACGCAAATATGAGTGTCGTGCGGGTGCCTGCTCCGTGGAGTGAGTCGGACCTTCTCTTCTGGCAGCGTACTTCGAGTGGAGACGGAAAGCTGCACGGGGTCGGGTCGCTTGAGATCGACCTCAATTGGTACTGCTGTAGCGCTCGCAGTTTTAGTCTGCGGTTTGGACTTGGCGCACCTGCGCCGAATGGAGGCACGATGAATATCATAAAAGGCACAGCCAAGGGAAATGTTACGCGGCGCAATGCGCCGGCCGGCAGCACGTTTTCCCCTTCGCGCTATCTCGTCACCGGTGACACGATCGAGGCAGACCGGCAGGACACCACCCTCCCGCAGTGGCTGCACCTGACAAAGATCAATGGCGCGGCGGTGGTGGGCGATGAGTGGGCAAGCGCCGGGACCAGCCAGCAATACATTGGCTGGCAGTGGGTGAGTGTGCCGGATGAGCCGCCGCCCGATCCGGTTGTGAAAACGCCGTTCACTCTCGCGGTGGATGGATACAAGCCTTATAGCGGGGAATTGGAGAAGGCGTGACCGCCTTCACTCTCGCCGTCGAGGGGCAGAAGCCCGTAAGTGGCGCGCTGGAACTTCCTTCCGCTTCGCCGCGTATCTGGCGCGTCAACCACGACAAAACCTCCTGGCGAGCGAACCTGCCGGAGGTATTCAGGCTCGACCCAGACCTGCACGTCATCCTAACCGAACCCCTACAGCGGCTATGGCGGGGAATGAATCCACAACTCACAGACGACCAGTGGCGGCGATGTTTGGGGAATACGCTGGCGTTCACGAACGGGACGGGATTTCCCGGACGGCACGACTACATCAACAACATGGACGTGACCGAAAAAGACCCTGCCTTCGATCAAATGCGGGTGTGTGGTGGAGCGTTCCTGACGGGTACTCCTAGCGGGTCCAGGCTGCTGATCGACGCCATCGATACCCGCAAGCCGATCCCGTCTGTGGAATATGTCATGGCGCGGCGGTTCCTGTGGTTCGAGGCTGTCAATGTGGATTGGTCGGTGGAACTCAGGAGCATTGTGATCAGACCCTTCAAAGGCGGATGGGGGAAGCCGGTCTATGTGCCGGTACTGACCTCGACAGATGCGAGTTATCCGCTTGAGTTGCTAACAGAGATGGACACCTCGCAGCCACTGCCGAGTGTGTATCAATATCCATAATGAATTACACCCCGTAGGTGGATCTCGTCACTGTCGTCTCATCTACGGGGTGTTCAAGGGGAGCACTTATTGTAAGCCCTCATCGTTTTGATGAGGGCTTATGTGTTTCAATCGCCGGATACCTTCATAACATAATCCCTGTCGCCGACCGGGAAAGCGGCCTCGTCGATGTCCAGGCGGATGTCCAGTCCGATGTATTTCTGGGTGGTCCTGACGCTGGAGTGACCCAGCAGGCTCATGACCAGGATAATATCGCCGGTGGCTTCGTACATAAGCCGGCCGTAGGAGCGCCTGAGGTCGTGGGGGTCCAGGTTGGGGATGCCGAGAAGCGCGCCATATTTGCGGACGATGCTGAAGATGCCGACCGCGGACAGGCTGGACCCAAGCGCGCCTGTCTTATCAAGAGAGCGAGCCACGCGCCCGCCGCCGGTGATCGCTTTCCATTCGCGCAAGTGGGAGGCGAGCAGGGAGGAGATACGGACGACGCGCTTTTTATCACCCTTGCCGTGGATGACCAGGACATCGAGTAGGGTGTTCTGGTTTGGGATCTGGCGCAGGGAGTCAAAGGTCAAAGTCTCCATCTCTTCCCGTCTGAGGCCTGCACCCAGGAGGGTAGCCAGAACGATGTAATCCCGCATGGAGCGAGAGAGGGCGAGGGAGGTGATCTGGTCGACCTGGCTTTGCGAGAGCCAATGCGGCTGGCGCTGGGAGTCGGGCTGGGTGATGGTGATCGCTTCGTTCATGGCGTCGATCTTCCAGAGGAACGCCTGCACGGCTGCGTGATTATCCACGGTCGCGCCGGCTTTGACCTGGTTGACGTAATCCCTTGTGATGATCGCCAGCGCGGCTTTGAGGTTGGAGCGCCCGGAGGAAGGCAGAGCCGCGGCGTAGTCTGCAAGCTGGTGGTAGTCGAAGGGGTTGATGTTCGAGGCGATCAGCAGGGCAATGGCGGCTTTATAGTGCCGGAGGGTGCCGTGTGCAAGGTCGGCGCGGTCCAGGGCGGAGTAGTCGAAAGTGGAAGGGGAGAGAGTAAGGGAGTTCATGATTGCACCTTCTTGAGTAGTTCCTTCAAGATGGGCTTGAGTTCTTCAAGGTCTGCCAGGTCGCGGTAGAGGGTGAAGCGGGAGACTTTGAATAGCCGCGCCAGTTCGTTCTTATTGGTGGACAGGGTGCCGGCGTCGATCATCCTTTGCAGGACGATCAGGCGGGCGGACTTGGAGAGGGAGCCGATGCGTTGAGGGGTCATGATACGCCGCCGGAGAGGACCGCGCCACACACACAACAGCCGGCGCATAGAGTTTCACCAACAAGCCAGGAGTAAATGCGGGTTGCGGGGTGTTTGCAATCCAGCGTCCAGCCGGTCGCTGAGAACCGAACTTCTACCTTATCGCCGCTCAGGGTGGTCAGTTCAGCAGTTAGGGGTGTGCCGAGTTTGCCGGCAACCAGCGAGTACATTGCGTAACCTTTGCGGTTGCGGTTGTCTATGGAAGGAACCTTGTATGTGCGGGGCTTGACTTCAATAATTTGTAACATGATGTTTTTCCTTATGACTTGAAATAGGTGTTATAGATTGCGATTGCGAAGGGGACGATTACGATCAGGATAATGATGGTGGGGGCGTTGGCGAGAGTGATCATGGCTTATTCCTTTTTTAGCGGGTGAGTGGGGTACAATTGGAGCGGCTTATCCTAGCGGGTGAGCCGGCCCGTCTCTGTTGTCGCAGAGGCGGGCTTTTGTACCTGTTCGGTTGTCAATGTGCTCTTACTCTCTTAGTGTATCACGTAATGATACTGTGTCAAGGGGTGAAACAGTGATATTTGTAATATCTTACATATGACATTTGTACTACTCGGAAGATGGAGTGTGATCGTGCAAGGGGCGGGGAGGTTGTATAGCCGCGGGGAAGTGTGATAATATACGGGCAGTAAATCAAATATCAGCCGGCAGTGACATTATGTCCCTGTCGGCTTTCTGTGTTTATAGAAGGAGTGTGATATGAATATCTTTTTAGTCTTAGCCGTGATCGCCTGGGGCATTGGCGCGCTTGAGCCGTTGATAGGCGGCCCAAGCCGAGTCAATTGGTTGTGTGCCGGATTGTGTCTCGCCGGCATTGGGATCTGGTTGTAGTGGATTGCGGATAGCCGATATGGCATCACAGGTAATAGAAACCGTCGAGAGAGGCGGCAAAACCATTTGGGTATATGACAACGGCATGGAGAAGGACGCAAGCAATGGTCACATTGTCAAGCCGCCGCCGCATGTACTCATAGACAGCAGTGACAAATCTATCGCGCTCCATCGCGCGAGGCAGGAACAGAAGCGCGCCAGGCTTCTTGCAGGGGCTGCCAAGACCCTGGAGCGCGGCGGCGATTGGGAAACGCCCAGTGATCTGGACGTAGTGGAGGCTCTTGGCGAGGCCGTAATGATGAAAGCTCTCAATCCAGACAACGCGAAGCAGGTCGACGCGGCCCGCTTCATCCTGCAAGAGTCTGGCTTGTCGGCATCACAGGAGCGCGGCGAGGTAGAGCCACCGCCGCCAGGCATACCAACGCTTGTGTTGCTGTTGTCTCACCTACACGAACGAGAGCCGGAGGCAATAGAGGGATTAGTTACGGAAAGCGACATATCCGCAAGTAATAAAGTGCGCATAGATGAGCAGGATAACGGCGTGATCGACGCCTCCCCCACCGACCAGAAGGCAGACGAATGACAGCGCCGATGATCGCATACGTACCTGAGTATGACTACGATGTGGTGCATGTGCCAGCGCACGACACACACAAGCCAGCCACTCCCCCACTGCGTGAGAGAAAGGCTGAAAATTTGAAACGGCAAAATCACTTTCGATGCCAGGGGGGTGGGGGGACGAAACCCCGTACACCCCGGCGCCACGTTGTTAAATTATTTAACCTATTATATTAATACCTATCCGATGATTAACAATATACCGATAAGAATTTTATGAGAATTCAAAAGACATGCTCGGTTTGTAGAAAGCAATATATAGGCAATCAGTCAAAGAACTCGTATTGCTCGCCTCGTTGCGGCATGAAAGCACGGAGAGGCGATCCCCTTTACAGAAGTTTTATGTACGAATCAAACAAAGGCGCAAACAAAAGGTATTTTCAAAGCGACAAGGGCAAGTCTTCGCTTCGAAGAGCGATAAATAGTTACTTCGAAACAGCAAAGGGACGCTTGGCTCGAATGATGGCTGTCCAGCGATACGCAGCAAAAAAGAATGGGCTTCCATCATCTTTGACTGCTAAAGAGTGGAAGCAAATACTAATAGATTTTGACAGCAGGTGTGCTTATTGCGGCTCTGACAAAAGGCTGATTCAGGAACACTTCATCCCTGTTTCGAAAGGCGGCGAATACACGAAACGAAATATAGTTCCAGCCTGCTGCTCCTGTAACAATAAGAAGCGCAACAAGCATCCTGCCGACTTCCTATCTGCTGAAACCTATCGCAGAGTTGCTAATTATCTTGGAGTGTGAAACATGGACTACGACATTATCGACATTATCATCGGCGAAAAGCTCAAGGGCATACCGCGCAAAGTGGCGTATGTCCTTGTCTGGTTGCTGATGATGGCATTTGCGGGTGTTGTGATCCTGGGTATTTTTGCGAGACCGCTGCCGTGAACAAGATAAAAATAGGCGCGCTCGTTTACGATGTGCTGCGTGTTGGTGATTTACACAGAGGCAAAAAGAAGCTGGATGGACATATCAGTCACCACAGTACCACCATTCAGACTGAGGCGTCTATGAATCATCAGGCAAACACACAAGTACTTTTGCATGAGGTTATCCACGGCATTCTCATGCAAGCATGTCGAGATGTGGACGAAGAGACGGTAGATGTTTTATCGTTTGGTGTTTATCAGGTTATGCGCGATAACCCCGAGTTTGTGCAAATGATCGTCACATGAACTATTCTGACCCTTCCAAGATCTCGACCGAAGAACTGACCACCAACCGTTCGCAGGAAGCGTGAAATGTCAAAAAAACTCTATCCCAACATCGAGGCAGGTCAGAAGGTGGATTTAGATTGGCGTCGTAAAGATTACAAAATAGCCTGCTGTGATTGCGGCTTGGTTCACAGGTTCCGGTTTACTGTCGTCGGCGACAAGTTGCGCATCCGGGCTTGGCGTGACAATCGCAGCACGGTTGCATTTCGCCGCCATCGAGGCGTCCCAATAAAACAGGAAGCGTGAAATGAACAAAGAACTTGACAGGGAGATCGACGCGTGATCGACTATTCCGACCTTTCGAACATTCCTACCGAAAAGCTGATCGAAATGATCCAGAAGGAGGCGGGGAACGTTCCGGTTGCCGACCTGTTGAAAGCCTGGGCAGATGCGCCGGCGAGCGAGCGGGAGCGGGAGGTTCTGAGGGCGCGCGGGACGCTGGCGCGTGAGATTTCTGAGCCGGGCTACAAGAATTTATATTGGTGTCTTACCCGGCGGGAGTATCCGAAGTCGCACATGCCGATCCTGCGTGGGTTGCTAAAGGCGTACAAAGAGAAAAAGGGTGTGATGGTGCAGGCGTGGCGCGGCATTGGCAAGTCTACGGATCTGCTGGTCTGGGTGCTGCTGCTTCTGGGGAACAACCCGGTCGGCTCGATGGCATTCATTCGGATCAACGACACGAAGGCGCAGGAATCGGGCGATGCGATTGCCATGATCATCGAGAATAGTTTCGCCTGGAAGGCGTGCTTTCCCAATGTGATCCCGGACGAGAAAGCCGGCTGGAGCAAGAAGGCGGGCTTCTTTGTGCAGGATACGAATATTGTGAACGCCGAGGGCGGGTATAGCCGCTGGCGGGAGATGTGTTTCGCCGACCATACCTCAGAGGCGAGCCTGGTGTGTGCGGGAATTGAAAGCGGGATGCTGATCGGCTTACACCCCACGAACGGCGAATGGTTCGACGACCTGCACGACGAGAAGAATACCAAAAGCGCGACCGAGATGAAGAACGTGGTGGATATGTTCGACGGCAATGTACTGCCGACCTGGACCGACCCGAAGCGCCCCATGACGTTTGCAGTGGTGTGTACGCCGTGGGACAGTGACAACGATGTGTATGCCTTCATGCTGGGGACGGGACTACTCGAGCTGGTGAAGATCCCGATCTTTACAGACGACCCGGAAGGGGAAATGTTCGAGCCGCTGAACCGCCGCGTGAAATTGACCTGGCCCGAGGTCTACACCATGGAGGCAGTGGTGCGGATCTGGAACAGCCAGCAGATGAACCCGAAGAGGTTCTGGCAAATGTTCCTTCTGGACGACAAAGCCGGGCGCGCCGGGGCGGTCTACAAGTATTACACGATCGGGCATGAGACGATCCGTAAAACGGAATGGCTGATGGACGCCGGGATCGACCCGGTCTACTCGGACAAGAAGGAAGGCGGCACGTCGCACTTCTGCATGTTGTATGGATTGCGGATCCCGATGGGTGGCGTGTGCGTCTCGGGGGGGATACTTGAGAAGTGTTCGGCGAGCGCCGGCATGGGTTATGTGGTGCAGACCCAGCGGACCTATCCGAACTTCAACCGGGCCTGGTGCGAGACCTACGGCGGCGGGGCGCTCTTTGTGCAGATGGTGCAGCAGAACCCGGGCGTGCGGATCAACCCGATCGAGAGCAAGCAGTTGCCGAACGAGAAGAAGGGCGACCGGCAGTATACCTTTTTGCAGCCGCTGCTCGCCTCGGGCTTCTTCTTCATTTCGGACGAGGATATCCCGATCCTGAACGTCCTGCGCAATTACCTGAACCGCTACCCCAATATCTCGAGCCCGCTGGCGCCGGAGTGGGATGTGGCGGACGCCCTGGTGGCGCTGCTGTATGGTTACTTCGACGTGCGGGCTCGGGCGGTCAATAGCGCCAATGACCAGATGACCGAACAGTTGTTCCAGAGGACCAGGCTGGGCGCAAATAGCTTCCGCCCTCCGCGTATCCACTGGAACGAATGGAGAGGGTAAATGCCAAGAACCTTTGAATACTACCGCGGCAAGATCGCCGAGATGATGGCGAACGATTCTGACTCCTACGACATCTTCTACCAGGTGGATAAGATGTTCCACGGAGAGATCGCCCTGCCGGCGCAGTTGCAGGACCTGGACGACGTGCGGCTGATCAAGGACTCAAGCCCGCACGACGCCCTGTACAATGCCACCGTGGCGCTTGCGAACTCGCGGATGCGGCTGGATGTGACCCCGCTGGGGGATGCCGAGGCGGAGTTTGTGTCTGCCAACCGCATGGAGCAGGCCTTGCAGTGGAATTGGGAGAAAGCCAACATGCGCGGACCGTCTCGCAAGATCTGGGATATCTCGCACTCGGCGCTGCGCTATGACCTGTGTGTGACCCGGGTGGACGACCTGATGTTCTGGCTGCCGAAGGACAAGAGCAAGTGGAGTAAAGCCAACAAGCGCGCGGCCCGCCTCGGGCGCTTCCCGATCACGGTCATCCCGCCGCACAACATCCATACTCAGATCTCATCCACCTCCGGCGCGTTCTGTGTTCTCTCGGCGCGCAACCTGCCGCTTTCGGAGGTGCTGGATTACTACGAATCGCTGGCCGGCACCAACAAGGAGGGACGGAAGATCAAGGCAACGATCCAGGCGGTGAAGGAAGAAGCCGGGAACGAGGAATATTCCGAACTGCGCTTCATGCTCTACCAGTACACCGACGACGACAAGCGCCTGGACTATGGACATTTGGCGGGCGATGAGACCGTGGACGAGGCCGGCGGTGGAGCGGACGATTTTATTTTCGTGGACACCGAGAACAAAATCCCCTTCCTGCCTTACACAGTGCGAGGCGGCGCGAGCGAAGTGGAAGTGGACCCGAAGTACAAATACCACCCGATGCTCGCCTCGGCTCACTGGCATGAACTCTGGCAAAATTCGGTCCTGGTGCGCTCGCTGGTGTTTTCTGACATCATCCGGCGGGTGCGGGAGACGCGCGAGTTCTACCGCGGACCCGGCACGCAGGACCAGGCCCCCGCCGACGACGGCTCGGGCGGCGCAAAAGCCCTGCCGCCGAACGTGGATGTGGTGCGCCCGCAACCGACCACTGTGGACCCGCAGTCCTTCCAGGTGCTGGGAGCCATTGAGCAGTCTTTGCAGGGCACGACCTCAGCCAGCGCGATCGGGAACCTGAGCCGATATTCCAACACTGCCTTTTCCACCATGAACGCCATTGTGCAGGTGGAGATGGGGAAACTCAACCCGCAGAAGAACATCATCCAGGACACCATTGCAGATGAGGTTTATCTTTTTTGTGAGTGGGCGAAGTTCACAAAAATCCCGATCCAGGCCTGGAGGGAGGAGCCGGCAAAGGTGATGAACACGGAACTTCCAAGGGGGGAGGAGATCCAGATCGGCGAGAACGACTACGACTTATACCGGACGTTCATCAAGTGTACGATCACGCCGGAGACCCCGACCGACAAGATGCAGCAGATGAACATTGTGGAGAAGCTGGTGGGGCTGGGCATGAGCATGGAAGAGGCGCTGGAGATGATGAACGTGTCGCACGCCGCCCTGCAAAAGGACAAGCGCGCCAAAGAGATGCTGAAGGACGGCAAGGTGAACGCGCTGATCACGAAGTTCAACGCTCAGGCGCAGGCAGACGTGCAGGTGGCGACGCAGCAGAAACTCGCCGCCCTCGAACAGCAAAAGATGGAGCAGGCGCAAGCCGCACAAGCCGGACAGGGCGCGCCGGGAGGCGAACCCTCCCCTACCCCATTTAGCGGGATGGGCGGGAGTGGAATGAATCCGGCGGAAGGCGGGATGCCGCCGATGGAAGGCGCGCCGGGGATGGGGCGCGAGCAGATGACCGGGATGGACAGGACCGGCGAGGATGTGGCGGCATAATGAACCTCGACCTATGGCTTGCTCTTATGGAACTCGAAGCGGAGGTCTGGCTTCGGGGATTGATCGAAGAACTGGAAGGTGAAAATGCCCGACAAACCGTATCAGGTATCAGCGGACGACAAGGACTTCCTGACGCTCTCCGCCAACCTGGGAGTGGATTACCAGGCGCTGAGAGCGGCAAACCCATACGTTCAAAGCCTGAGCCAGGGACAGTTTATTAATGTGCCCTCGGGCACACTGACCGGGGCCTCTGCACTCGGAACAGACCCGGGGGCGGTGGCTTCGTTTGAGCAAGCGGTCATCCCGAGACCGACTAACCTTGCCTCAGGGACAGGCGGCGCCAGCGGCACAGCTACTCTTCGGCGCGCGGCTGCCCCGCCCGTCACTCCCAACGCACAGGCAAACGAATGGCTTGCAAGGGTTTCAGGCAAGACACCCGCCAAACCTGCCGGGAACACCCCCTATACCGACTACGCCCAGCGCGCCGGAGCGCAGGCTCTGAACGCGGACGCTGCCCTAAACCAGTTTGCGACGACCGGCACCCTGCCGGCCGGCCTCAACCAGAACGTGATCAACTTCCTGATCTCGCAGGGCGCAGACCCGGCGCTGGTGCAGAAGGCAATGGTGGGAGGCGCGCAGGCGGAAGCGTTCTCCAACGACCCACTGGCGGGCACGCCGGGACATTATTACGTGGACGAAAAGACCGCGCCTTTTGTGGGGCAGAACATCACCCTCAAGGATGGCTCCAAGCGCCTGCTGCTCTCTGACAAGAACGGGCGGCTGTATTACGCCCAGCCCGGACAGAGCAAATACAGGCAAGCCAAGCGGCGCTACCGCAACCGGGAAAGGGATCGACAGCTTTATGCACCGAGCGCCGAACAGATCGCTGCCCAGCAAGCCGCAGATGCCGCGATCCTGGCTGCCCAGCAAGCCGCAGAACTTGCCGCCCAGGTGCGCGGCGACAGCGCCACCACCACCCTGAGCGTTATTTTAGGATCCTAATGCCCACCGACCCGCGCCTTGCCGGATTGATGTCGAATAAAAGCCTGAGCGGCCTGCGGCAGGGTAAGCCTTCGCGCGAGCAGGAACAGCTCGCCGGACAGAAGGCAGCCGAAGAAACCGACCCGCCTCCGCCCTACCTGGCGATCGGCGAGGATGCTTTCAAACGACCCTACTACGGCGCCGGCTTGCAGGGCTATGCCCGCAAGATCTACGCCAACATCTTCAACCCGGATTTCTACGTGCCGAAGCCCTCCAAAAAACAGGCGGAGTTATTGGAGCAAGGCGCAAAGTCAGGCGGCGCGCAGCTCAACCAGATCACCGGCTGGGACAAGTGGCTCGGCAAATGGACTGGGGTCAAAGCCAGAGAAGTGGCGCGCAGCGCGCTGGCGCTGAGGATGACTGGGATGGAAGTGGACGAGGAGGGCAACCCCCTCGAGCAGACGAAGGGCGAGGAAGCCAAATCGTTTATTCAGGCGGGCGCCAAGTATTTCTACAAAGCCGGCTCGCAGGGGATCGCGGTGGGGATGGACGCGCTGGGGCTGGTGGATAAGGGGATGCGTAAAGGACAGGCAGGCTTGACGGCTATGGACGACATTGGCGATTCGTCCTCCCTCCTGCCGGACGTGACCGCCTTCGACGACTCCACCAAATTCGGCGGGATCGCGAACGCGCTGCTCAGGCTCAACCCGGTTGTAATGGGTTATAACGCCCTGCGTGTGATGACCAGCGGCAAGAACCTTGCCGATAGTTATAAAACGATCAAGGACTACCAAAAAGGCTCCGACATGGTCTATACCATGTACTGGGACGAAGCCAAGAAACAGGAATACCTCAGGCGGCTGAAGGCGGGCGAGAACCCGGACCTTCTGGAACTGGAGTTGCAAAACCCCTGGGTGGAATTGGGCGGCTCGATCCTGGGTGACCCAACAACATATTTAGGCATGGGGGTGATCGGGAATTTCGGCAAGGCAAAGACTGCCATCCGAATCCCCTTTACGCAAAAGGTGTTATTCAACCTGCCCTGGAAAACAGTGGCGCGCGTGCCGGGGCTTTCTGAGATCTTCCACTTGAAGAATATCGGCAAGGCTCGGCTTGCCTCCAGCGCCGACCTCTTTACCAAAATTGCCACGCCCGAACTGGAGCGCACCCTGCAAACCCTGGCGACGGCCGCGGACGACTCGGCTGCGCTGCGGGCGCTGAGAGCTTCCGTCGAGAGCGTGGGGCGGACGGCGAAGAAGATGGCGAGTGACTACGGCTTCTTTGCGGGAGACGCTTCGGCGAAGGCCGATGTGATGAGGAAAACGGTTGGGACTGCCTTCCGGGCGGTTGCCTCCACCTTCCGGGATGGGGACGATGTGGGCGAGTTTGTGAAGGCCGCAAAGAATATTACATCAAGCAACCCGCAGCTTGTGGCGGAGGCGGTGTCTGTTTTGAAGCAGTATGGCAACCTGCCCTTCTCGGAGGGCGGGATGAGGTCGCTTGGCTACCTTTCCCGGCTGGACGATGAAGTGCAGATCGGGGCGCTGGTGGAGAAGTATGGCGACAACCTGCCTGAACTGGCGAAGGTGGTGGAAGAGAAACTGTTTAAAGTGGTGGATGAAGCCTTCCCGTCTGTAGGAGATATGCGCAAGGCCGCCGACGAGATCAAGGCGTTGGGGAAGAATTTAGACCTGGGAGACGAGATCAAGAAAGGCGACTACACCCGCAAGTTGGCGCTTGCCGAACAATACCGCAAGCTACCCGCTTGGGTGAAACGCTCCACCAAAACCTACGAGGCGCTGGCAGAGAATAAGGTCTACCGCGGCTTCCAGTCTTTCTTCGCCAATACCTATATGGGGCTCTCCCCGGCTTATGCCCTGCGCAACCTGCAAAACAACACCTTCACGATCTGGCACGACCTGGGAGGCAAAGCGGCGGGTGAAGCGCTGGAGGCGGGGCTGGCTGCGGCGGTGCCTCTGGCGGGCGATGCGATTGCAAAGAACATCGAAGCGCGCGAGATCGGGAAGCTCGAAAAGCTGCTCGGCGGCGCGGTGCCCACCACGGCCTTGAAAGGGACCGGGCAGGCGGGGCAGACCGGATTTGGAGCCCTGGCTACCGGACAACGGATCGAGCAGGTGCAGAGCGCGATCATCGTGCGCAATGTGGTGGAGACCGAGATCGAGAAGATGCTGCGCTATGGCTCGATCCCGGATGTGCCGAACCTGCCCACCGAATACGGCAACCGCTTGAAGCAGTTGGTTCTCGAAAACTACGGCGACACCAAAGCCGCACTCAAGACTTTCAGGAACGAAGTAAAGAGCGGACAGTTCGAGGTCTTCCGCTCGTTGCCGCTGGACCCGACTTTCAAGGACTGGTTGAGGAAAACGAACAAGCTGGACGAACTGGAGGAGATCCGCAAGACCTCCCGCAGCGCCGATGAGTTCGTGGAGAGGATGCAAAAACTCTCGAACCAGTTGGAAGACCTGGCGCGGCGCGTGGCGGACGAACCGCCTCAGGTGGGTGACACGAACCCGATGGGCGAGGCGGTGGTGCAGATCGAACGGGCGATCGCCAACGACAACGTATTGCGGCGCGAGGAAGTTAGCCAGTTCAAGGCGCTCACGGAACTCTACGACCAGATGCGGCTTTCGTACCAGAACGTGGCGCAGAGCCTAAAAATGCAACTCTCGCGGATGCTGCCGGAATCACAACTCCGTCACTTCGACGATCTATTTACCAAAACAAACACGGATTTCAACGAAGTGGTGGGGGGTGCGCGCGACCTGGCGACCGACTTCTACGAGGGAGCCTACCAGCAGAGCCGCAAGGGCAAGCCCGCCGCCGAACTATGGGACAGCGTGCGCGCGACGGTGCTGGACGAGAACGGCAATATGGTGCGCGTCTCGCTCCGGCAGTCCTTCCCGGACGTGGACCCGGCGCAGTTGAACACGCGTTCCTTCCAGCGGATGGCGTGGAAGTGGGTGAAGGACACGCAAGGGAAATTCTGGCGCAATTACAACCAGTCGTTTATCTTGAAGCAGGACGAGATTTTAGAGGAGATGGCGCGCGTCTCGGGCACAACCCTGGACGATGTGAAGATGCAATACTTCGGCGGGGCAGACAACCCGAAACTGACGCAACTGGAGCAACTGAGCAAACAGATCAAGGATTGGGAGGAATACATCTCCCCTGCTGCCTTGAAGCCACTGGAGGGCGCACCCTCGGGCACAAAGCTGACGCAGATGGACTTGACCGGTGTGGACTTCGAGGGCGGCAAAACTCACCTTTTCAACGCTGTGAACAAGGAGCGCGCCGCGCGCGGAATGGATACCTATGCGACAATAGACGATGTGCCTTTCGAGGAGGCGGTGCAGGCTTTGAGGGCGCGGCTCAAGCCCATTCCCCCGCACGTGGGATCTACCACCCCCACCACCGCCCGACAGCTACACGAAAACCTCAATGGCGGGGCGCGGGATGCGATCAACGAGTTTGTAACGACCACCGTGAAGAAGTGGGGCGAGACGGTGCCGGTGTCGAACCTGGGAGACGAGGCCGAGACGGGGATCGCGGCTTTCTCAAAAGAGATGGACAAACGCATGGTGACGGTGAGAGCCTCCGCCATGGCGATCGCCGACGAGACCCGCAATTTCATCCTGCACGACTATAACAAGACCTATGCCGACAAGTTCTTCGGCATGTTCCTGCAATACCATTACTGGCCATCGCGCACGTATGGGCGCTGGCTGGAGCGAGCCATGGACACGCCGGGGACTCTTTCGGCGTATGCGAAGTGGAAGGACGCAGCCGGCAAGGCGCACGCCGACATGCCGGAATACTACCGCTACAATGTGCCAATTGGGAAGCTGCTGGGGATGCAGGATAGCCCGATGTATTTCAATTTGGAAGCGACCCTCAACCCCCTTTACGGGCTGACCGGCACGGATTTCAACGACCCCTACCGGCGCGGCGACTGGATCTCCTCCACCCTGGACGACCTGGGTAAATTTGGCTTCAACACCTTCACGCCTTTGCAGTGGCTGGTAGCTGCCAACCTGTACCGCAAGGGCGAAGACGAAGCCGGGCAGAGGTGGATCGGGAGGTTGATCCCCCAGACCGAGAAGATAAAAGCCGGCTTGAATGTGCTGGAGGAGAAGACCGGCGTGGACCTGATGCCGAATATCTCGAGGCTGCCGGGCACGAAGTACGGCGAATTCGACCCGTTCGTGAATGTGTTTGGCAGCGGCGTGGACCCGTATGAGGAAAAGCGGGTCGGGCGGGCGCTGGCAGGCATGATCGAGAAAGACCCGTCGATCAAGGAAAAAGCCTACGACCAGCTTTTGGAGCGCAAGGGCGATCTATATGATCAGGCGATGCAGAACGCGATCACGGAGCGCGCCGGCGGGCAGATGTTCAGCTACTTCCTGGGCGTGGGTTATAAGAACCGGACTGAGGGCGATATGCTGGTGGATGAGTTCTACACCAAATATTACAAACTGCTGGCGCTGCGCGAGCAGGTCAGCCCTGAGGCGTACCGGGATGCCTTCGACCGCCTGAAAGAAGAGTACCAGTTTGCCGATGCGATCCTTCTCAGTAAGCGCGGCGGGGACGACCGGGACGGCGCCTACGCCTATAACGTCCTCTCTCGCATTCCGCCCGGACAGTACATCACCGACAAGCACCTGATCGACCAATTCTACGAGAGCAAGGGCAACTTCTCGACCTGGAGCGAGCAGGACAAGAGCCGCTTCATGGCGGATATTTTGGATGCGGGGGCGTTGCTCAAGATGCCGGACCTTGCCACACGGCAGGGCTGGAATGAAGCGCGCGACACCAATAAAGCCATCTACTCGCAGGTGGAAAACGAACTCGGCTCAGACATCTGGGATAAGGTGGACGCCTACTATGACCTGAAAGATACCAGCGTGGAGGCGGCTTATGACTTCAAGGATGCCCACCCCGAGATCAACGCCGCCTTGACGCGCCGCCAGGAACTGCTCATGCAAAACCCGGAGGCGTTCAAGTATTTCGGGTCGATAGACAACATCGAATATTACTACGACGGCAAAGTGCGGGCGGCGGTGAAAGAGAAGTACGGCGATACCGCGACGCTCTGGAAGGAATATTATGATTTGAAGATCCAGGGGCAGACCAAAAACGCCAAAATGTTCTTCAAACTTCACCCGGGGCTTTCTGCCTCCACTCAGTACAAGAAGCGATTGACGGAGGAAGCCAACCGGGAATTCGTGCGTGTGGCTGGGATGCTGCCGGAGCGTGAATATGTGACGCTGCGGGACGACATTGAGAACCTGAGCCAGGAGCAGGAGGCGCTGATCGCCTCTTTGCAGCCGGAGCAGGCGCCGTCATGGGACGAGATCAAGCAGATCGCAGGGCAGGATATGAGTCCGGCGATGGAGGAGATTCTGGTTGGTTATTGGAGTGGCGAACTTACGAGGCTGCCAGCCGCCGCGGAGAGCCAGATCGAATATTTGGCTTCGCGCTATGGAACGCAACTCGGAACAAACAGCCCCGAGAGCTTCCTGCGATTGGTTGGACTGGCTCTGCAGAAGCCACAACAAGCACAGTCGTTGTTTGCGCCGTGAGGTTTGTGGTAATATTGCAACAGGGCGACCCAAGCCCGAGCCAAGTGAATGAAGCCAGACAGTGACAACACTGTCTGGCTTTTTTCTATTTTGTACCTTGAAAGGAATATAGCGATGACCGACGAAACTGTTTTGGATGGAAACCCTGATGAGCCGGGAGAGAAAGGCGGCCAGCCCCAATCTTCCACCCCTCAGAGCCAACCTTCAGCAGACGTTGCCACCTTGCAAAAGCGTGTTGATGAGCTGGAGAAACTCTATAAAGGCGTTCAGAAGGGTAATAACAAAGAGAACGCCAGGGTTTTAGAGAAAGTCGAAGGCTTATCCGCGCAGATTGGACGGATTACCGAACTCGCCAAAGCTGGAAAATCTCAGTCGGAGATAGAGGAACGCCTCTTACTCGATGAGATCCTCAGCGAGCGAAAAGGCAGAACGTCTCCCACGCAACCCGAAGGCACGGAAGCGCGCGGGCAGGGACAGGTGGACGTGCAGGACATTGCGAAACAATTGAATTTGGATGTGAACGACAAGGATATCGCGGCTGCGGTTGCCTCTGGCAATCTTGTGACCGTGATGAAGGTCGCCATATCCAAAGCCACCACCCCCTCCCCCGGACCCGAGGACAACCCGCCGATCTTAGGCGGGAATCAGCAGGCGAAGGTGCTCACGCCCGAGCAAAAGGACAAGATCGCAAGCAGGATTGCCAAGCTCTCAGCCGAGAACCCGAGAGGCAATCTGAAGGAAGTCGAAAAGCTGCGCGAGCAACTCCAAACGGGGAGGGCACAGTAAAAAATTAGGAGGACGAAATGTCCGACACGACTCAGACGATCAGCAGCCTTAGCTACGCTGTTCGTCAGCAATATATCCCGGATTACATCCGGGGCGCGCAGGCTCCCCGCCTGTACGACGCATATGCCGAGAACGGCGCAATTCCGAAGGAGTACGTCAAGGGGTCAACGATCAATGTCAACTTCCTGAGCGAACTGCCGCCCGCAACCACGGCAATTCCGGAAGACTCCGACGTGCAGGCGACCTCGCTTGTGGACGCGCAGGCTTCCATGGGCTGGTCGTCACGCTGGAACCTGCTTCGTTACACTGAAAAGTTGATGACGCAGAGCTACACCAAGTACGGCGCGGAAGCCTACTATGCCATCGGTCAGAACATGATGGAATCGGTGGATCTCATAGCCCGCGACCAGGCGACGCAGGGCGCTCTTGTGCAGCGCAAAGTAGCACGCGCCTCGCTGGCCGGCGGGACCTCGACCCACCTGCTCGCCCTCTCGAACTTCATCGACGCCGGGGCGGATATGCAGACCCTGAAAGTCCCGTCCTTTGTGGACGCCGATCGCTCCATGTGGCTAGCCACTTTCCATCCCTACGCCCTGGCTGATCTCCTGAACGATACCAAGATCGTCGCCGTGGCGGAGTACCAGAAAGCCAACATCCTCTTCAAGAACGAAATCGGCGAACTGGACCGCTTCAAGCTGAACGTCAGCCCGTGGGCGAAGATGTTCTGGGGCGCCGGCGCGGACAACACCACAGCCACCATCGCGACCACCCTCAACGGCGCGGTGGTTGAACTCGCCGAATCCATTGTTGTGGCGGATGCCACCGGCATGGTGGTAGGCGGCTGGCTCACGATCGGGACCGAGGAAACCGCAGGCACCCACTACGCGACCAATGAGCGCGTGGTAGTCACTGCCATCTCTGGGACCACGATCTCCATCGCCGGCGAAGGCTCGAACGGCGGGGTGAAGTATGCCCACGCGACAGCCTCCGCTGTTCGCAACGCCAACAGCGTTTGCCCTGTGACTTTCGGCGGACCTCAAAGCCTGGCGAAAGTCTACGCGCAGGACATGGAGACAAACCTGGGTGACTACGTTGGGGAATATGGGACCATTGTTGGACCGAACCCCGAGGGGCACCTGAAGCAGTTTGTCGAACTGGGCTGGAAGTATTACGGGAACTACTCCCGGATTATCGAAACCCGCCTCTACCGCCGCGAAGTGGCGATCAGCCGCGACGCCGGGCAGGCATAAGGAAGGTGTGAAATGACGAAAGGAACTTCAGCCCCCCTGAATAGCATGTTGAACGGCGAATTTGAAGTCGTTCAAAAGACCGCCGCGACGGACATCATGACGTTGACCGGCGCATCTGGACAATCCGGCGACTTCCTGGTGTGCAGCGCGAATGGCACCGAAGTGCTCACCATCGACGTGAGTGGGAATGTGATCCCCGCCGGTTACGTGGCTACCAAGCACGCGACCACGACAATTTCACTTGCCAACCTCGGCACGAACGGAGGCCTGGGGGTGGGTATCCTGACCGGCACGGCGCAGTTGTATTTCCGCCAGAACGGAACACTGTACCGCATTGCAGGGACCGCCGCATAGCAAGTGAGTAGGAAGGTTATGAGGGAGGGGCAACCCTCCCTCTCTTTCTGTGATCGGTAACTTCAAAGACATTCACGCAGGTAAACATGCCTTCATTTTTGGCAACGCCAAAACTTTGAACAGGCGGAACCTTCTGGATTTTGAAGGCAGGCTGACCTTCGGCTCAAACCTGATCTACAAATCTCTTCTGCCGTTGAGGTATTACGCGGTGGAGGACGTGCTGGTGATCGAGGATAGACACAGCGAGATCATCCACCAGGTGAAAGCGCAGGCGTTCTATCCCTGCGAAAGATGGCACTTTACCAACACAGACAATTTCACTCCTGTATCTGCCTGCTGGGCGGAGCACGAAAACGGGTTGCCTGCCTGGCTGGACGGAGACACCTTCTCGCTGGGTTTCACGGTGACATACTTCCTGCTGCAACTGGCTTTCTATATGGGCATACGAACCGCGTATCTCTTGGGAGTGCAACATTGCTACCAACTGCCCCCTCATAAAAAAGACGGAGGCGAGATTCTTCTTTCCACCGGCTCTGACCCGGATCACTTTACAGACGACTATTTCAAACCCGGCACACGCCTGCACAACCCCAACCTGCCCCGCATGGAACAAGCCTACCGACGGGCAAAGCTGGAGTACGAGAAAGCCGGAGGGCGGGTCTACAACTGCACGCTCGACACGCATTTGGATGTGTTCCCGAAAATGGAACTTGGAAAGGCTCTGGATGATCCTCTTACCGCATTGTGAGACGAATATTACGACCGCCTGCCAGTGTAAATGCGTGGCTTGTACACAGATGGTAGGGACGCTCAAGCCTTCCTTTGTGGAGCCGGAGAGCGTGGAGCGGGATCTGCATATCTTCCGGGAGGTGGCGCACGTCGAAAAGTACGCCATCCTGGGAGGCGAGCCAACCCTGCACAAGCGGCTGGTGGACATCCTTCATATCGTCCGCGCAAGCGGCATTGCGGATGAGATCGAAGTATGGACAAACGGCATGTCGCTCAGACGGCAGCCGCCTGAGTTTTGGGAGAGCTTCGACACGCTTTTTCTGTCTCTCTACCCCGGCAAGGTGAGCGACGAAGATGTTTTGTGGATACGCAATAAATGCATCGAAACCGGGCGAAACCTGGAAGTCAAGGATGCGCGGGTTACATCTTATTTCTCGGCACTGTTGACCCGCGAACACGGAAGCCCGCAGGAAGCCGCGCACAGATATAAATTCTGCTGGTTCAAAAAATGGACGAGAGCCTTGAACAACGGATACTTCTATCGCTGCTGCACCTCTGTTTTTATTCCTCGCGTGGTGATGAACCAACCCGAGGGGACGGACGCTCTCTCTCTGGATGGGATCACCGAGCAAAAGTTGCAGGCATTTTTAGACCAGGCAGAAACGCCGCTCTCCTGCTTCCGCTGTACGAGTATGCGCGGTCCGACGATTGAATGGCGCGAAGCCGGGGAAGATACCTGGCTGACAGAAAGTACGATCCCATGAAATTATCCATCCTTTGTGTGACAAAGAACGAGCCGCGCGCAAAGCCTTTCCTGGCTGATATGTGCCTGGTTGCCGAAGCCCTGGGCGCGGAGTTTGTAAAAGTTGTGGACGGCACGGATGTTCACTCAGGCGGCTACCTGGAAAGCGTGCTGGATGAAGCCGTTGCGATGTGCCACGGCGATTACGTCCTGCGCCTGGACGACGACGAGATGATCGGGGAGGACTTCGTCGACTGGCTCTCGCGCGGCGAATTCGACAGCGGCATATATACCTTCCCGCGCTGGAACCTGTGGGGCGACGAAAAACACTACATCGTCAACGACATGCTCTACCCTGACCTGCAAACCCGGCTCACCGCAAAAGAACTGGCGGGCGGTCGGCAGACGATCCACAGCGGCTCACCGTTTGGGATCGGGATGGTGATGTCGTTCCCCATCCTGCACTACAAGTATTTGGTGAAGAGTTACGCGGAGCGAAAAGCCATCGCCCAGATCTACGAAAGAATTGTTCCCGGCGCGGGTTTTGGCTTTTACAAAATCTATTCACTACCCGAGGATTGCACAGCAATCAGAACAGAGGAAATCTAATGGCACCCAAAAAGAAAATAGTTGTTGAAGAAACCCCGGCTGAAAAGCCGGAAGAGAAACCGGCTGATGTAACCAAAGTTGTGGAGTGGCGAGAGCTTGAAAAAGACGAGCTGATCACCGCCCCTAAATGCGGGCACGTCAACCGGCAGCGACCGGACGGCAAGCCACTGACCTGCACCCTCCCCAAAGGACACAGTGACAGCGACCACTCCTGCTCCTACAACGGCGGACGAGCCGTCTGGAGCGACGCAGCGGGTGAACCGTTATGAGAATTCTCTGGCATTCCTCCAGCATCTACAACCGCACCGGCTACGGCGTGCAGACGAATGCCTTTGTGAAGCTGCTCCAAAAGGACGGGCACACTGTGGGCGTGGTGGCAATGGATAAAGACGACGCCACTGCCATTATGTACGACGGTGTTGCTCACCTGCCGGGCGGATGGCAGCCCTCTCCCATCACGAACAACGGTCACAGCTACGGCTGGCAGGGAATGGTGGAATATGCCAGGCGAGGCAAGCCGGATCTGATCATCACCCTTATGGACCTATGGGCGATCCCGATGGAAGCGCTCTACGAGTTGCAATCTCTGGGCGTGCCGTGGATGGCGATCGGCCCCATCGACCACGACCCTATCCCCGGCGACATCCTCTCGCGCTTCGAGGCTTCTCCCTACCCGATGGCAATGAGTCTGTTCGGGAAGGACCAACTGGAAAAGCATGGAGTAAAAGCGCGCTACTTCCCTCACGGCGTGGACACAGCCGTCTTTGCCCCCCGCCCCCCCGAGAAGAGGCTGATCACCGTAGACGACAAGACCTTCGTGGTGGGAACGGTTGCCGCGAACATCGACCGCTTCTTCGACCGTAAAGGCTTCCAGCAGTCTTTCGAGGCGTTTTCAATCTTCCACAAAAGACACCCCGACTCGGCGTATTACATCCACTCTGAACTTTCGGGGCAGTTCGGCGGGATGAACCTGGGCGCGCTGGCGGATATGTATGGGATCAAGATCATCGGTCCGGATGTGTGGCAATACTACACCGGCGAGATGTTTGGTCCTGAACAGATGGCAAGGATCTATAACGCCTTCGATGTGTTCATTCTGCTCTCGAAGGGCGAGGGCTTTGGGGTACCCCTGATCGAGGCGCAGGCCTGCGGCGTGCCGGTGATCACAACCGACTTCGCCGCGCAGGGAACCCTTTGCGGGGCAGGCTGGAAGGTGCCGATCATCGCGAAGCAGTGGACGCCCAACAATTCCTTCTATGGGATCGCGGATGTAAAGAGCGCCGTGGATGCTTTGGAAAAAGCCTATCAAGCCTGGAGAACCGGATACATGCCGAAGCTGGAAAAGAAAGCCCGAGACTTTGCTTTAGGCTTCGACTTCCAGACCGTGTACCAGACCTACCTCAAGCCTGTGATCGAAGAGATCGCCGCCAAACCCAAACACGATCATGAATGGAGCGAGACCGGACTGACCAACCCGGATGGGACAGTGAGCGCCTATTGTTACAAATGTAACGACGAACTCATTATTAATCCGAAGGGTGTGAAGCGGATCGTCCCGAATGGCTATAAACCCGCCTTCGATTTTGTGGAGCCCGACCATGCCGGGAGCGTGGGCAAGATCATCGCGCGCGAGATCGTGAGAGATTACAAACTGGACGGGTTGGGCGTGAAGAACGGCGATGTGATCGTGGACATCGGCGCGCACATTGGACTGGTAAGCATCTACCTGGCGAAGATGTACCCCAAGGCGAAGGTCTACGCCTACGAACCCATCCCCGAAAACTATGAATATCTCTTGAAGAATATCGAACTGGCGGGAGTGAAGAACGTCATCCCGCATAACCTGGCTGTGACCAAAGACGGCCGGGACGTGAAGATCGGCGGGGACCTGGAAAAGAACAACGGCGCCTCTTCGATGTATCTGCGGGCGGAGGCGGCCGCGCAGGTGTTCGAGGTGAAGTCTATTTCAGCCGGTGATGTTCTGAAAGAGACAGGCAGGATCAAGCTGCTCAAGATCGACGCGGAGTTTGCAGAGTACGAGATCCTGCCGAATATGGATCTGTCGAAAGTGGAATTTATGCGCGGCGAGTTTCACAGAGGACTGGAGAACGAAACCCCTGAGAAACTTGTTGAGCACTGCGCGAAATTCATGGACCCGAAGAAGATCAAGGTGTCGGTGAGCTGATGGCGATCGGCGGCTACTACAAACCCGGAAAGAGAATGCTGGTGATGAAAGCCACCACCAAGCCCGGCTTTGACCACGTGGAGGTTGGCGGCAAAAAGATGTTCTTCGGCAGCAGGAACTCTTTTTACGTCAAAGACGAGAAGGTGGCGCGTGAGATCCAGGAAAAATACAAACAGGACGTAGCCATGGGACCGCTTGAATTTGCAGAACCCGGACACAAATATAGATTCTCTGGTGTAGCCATGCCGAAGAAGAAGGTAAAGGCAGGGGATAAAAAGATCATCAACGGCGATGTCTATAAATGGGTCAGGGTGCGCGGGAAGCCCGGCAGACTCTGGCTGAAAAAGGTGTAACCATGGGAATGGGATTTACCGACAAGGGACGCAGGGGTTACTCACGCACAAGGCGCGATCTGCTTTCGGGCGCGTCTGTTCTGGCGCTGGCTCCTCATACGTGGTTCGACTTCTCGGACCTCTCGACACTGTTCCAGGACGCAGACGGGACGACTGCGGTAGCCGCAGACGCTGACCCGATCGGGAAGGTTTTGGATAAAAGCGGGAATGCTCACCACCTGACGCAGGGCACCGAAGGCGCGAGACCCGCCTACAAAACAGGCATTCAGGGCAATAGAGCCGCGGCGCTGGGTGACGGCGGAGACCATCTGGACACCGCTGCATTTACCGAGATCGCGCAACCCAACACCATTTTTCTTGTGGCAAGGAACCCGGCTTACTCGGGGACAGAGGTTTATTTCGACGGGATCGCCTCAGACAAGAGACACGCTGCGTTTGATTACACCGATCAGATCAACTGGTTTGCCGGCTCGAGCTGGGGTGGTGGAGTCGTGGCAACCGAGAGCACCCTCTATGAGGTGGTTTTCAACGGGGCAAATAGTCCGCTGTTCGAGAATGGCGTGGGGATCTCTTCGGGGGACGCCGGCGCGCAGGCGTTGACAGGGATCACTCTCTTTGGCAACTTCGAGGGCGGCGGAAACCTGAGCGGTTACATCATGGAGTTTTTATTATTCAATTCCGCGCTGTCTGTTGCCAATAGAGAACTTGTCAGGAGTTATCTGAACGAAAAATGGAAGGTGTACTAGGTGAAATATGCCATTGAAAAAAGGTAAATCCAAAAAGACGATCAGCAGGAAGAAGAGGCGTAAATGAACCTCGGGCAACTATTGGTTCAATCTCTGCCCATTGTATTAGAGGGCAAATGTACAGGCGGCTCGTCGGTTACTCTCGCCGATTCGTCTCTGACAGGCAAATACGACGACGACTCTTTCAAGGATGCGATCACCTTCATCCGTGTGACCACGGATGCCCTCGCGCCGGTGGATCAATATTCCGTCATCTCTGCCTTCACGGATTCCAGCGGCACATTCACCTTCTCCCCTGCCCTGACCGCCGTGGTGGGCGCGGGCGACTACTACGCGGTTGCTGACCCGATCTGGAATCTGTACACGGTGCTGAGGCTTGTGAACCAGGCGTTCCAAAAGATGGGGTTGATCTCCCTGACGGATGTCTCCCTGACCGGCGCGGCTGCCACCCTGCGCTACAACCTGCCCGCGGCGGTTGCCAGATACCCGATCGAGAAAGTGGAGATCGGCAACAACACAGACGGCTGGCCCGATTACACCACCAAATGCGAGAAGATCCACCCCGCAACCTCCACGGGCACGCACGTGCTGGAGTTCAAAGACCAGCCGCCTTACGACGGAACCACCCCGGCGAACCAGACTTTTCGCATCTGGTACAAGGGCTATCACGCGACACTGGACACCTACGAGGATGCAATCTCCGGCACCATCCCCGACCCGCTGGCTATCGAATATGTGAGGAGTGAACTATTCAGCTACCTTCTGGAAAAGGAAGGGCGGATCAGCGAGGACATGATGAGGAGACTCCAGATCAAGCGCGGCGACCTGGCGCAGATCGAGAGCCGCAACCGCATCCAGTCGACCAATAAGCCCATCTCGAAGTTCCTGAACATCCGGGATATGTAAAAATGCCCACTCCTGTCTCCAACGTCTACCCCGGCTCCTCGACCTACACCCACGAAGTGGCGCTGGCGCTGCCCAGCGGGCTCAAGTATGGATTGCGGCTCAGGGACGGAGTGGGTTCCATCCGGGACAACGCGCCCCAGACCACTTCCCCGGTGGATCAGGTATCACAGATCTCGTACCACCTCGGACGGGGGCTTGAGTCGTTCCTGAACAAAAGCCGGCATTTCGGATATTGGGACGCGAAGGACGCCTGGCTGCAAACCCTCGGCAAGGCGCACCCGACCCTGCTCTGGCGATTCGGGCTTGGCCTCAGGAGCCAGGACTTGCACTGGTTTGGCTCGGTGGAGTGGAGGAAGATCAGCACCAACGGCGACCCATACCTGAGTGTCTCGTTCGCGTCCTCAGGCTTTACCGGCCGACACATCCAGTTCCCGATCCGCAGGCGTGGCAACCCCGGAACGCTCACCGTCACCCTGCGCCCCAACGACGCGGGCGAACCCCACTCGATCACCTTCCACCAGTCCGTCACGATCACGAAAAGCGACATCCCCGACACGCCGATGGTGATCTTCGACGGCGAACCCACAGCCTTCGCCCTGGTGGCCTCCACTACCTATCACCTGGTGTTCGCCTCGAGTGACACCGACGACGACAATTGCTGGGAGATCGGCTGTGATGCGGCCGCGGCCGGCAAACGCTCGGCAGATAACAGCACCTGGACCGCAACCGCCTATTCGCCTTACTACCGCCTGACCGATGCAGACACCGAGAGACGCCTGCACCCCTTCTTCTTCGACGGGGCGATGTACGTGGTGGACAGCCCGCTTTCGGGCGCGGCTTCCTCTCTCTACATCAACGGCGGGCGCGGCAAGGCTACCAGCGGCACGGCCCTTAGTCTGGTGGATGGCGCTCTGAATATGACCGCCGACCGCTACACCGGAGCCTGGATCCAGATCATTCGCGGGACAGGCGCGGGGCAGGCGAGGCAGATCACCGACAACAACACGACCGCCTTCACGGTTTCCCCGGCCTGGTCTGTAAACCCATCCTCGGACAGCGAATATGTGGTCTACGCCTCGAACTGGTTCCACAAAGTGGGCGCGACCGGCATAAACGGGTTTACCAACGCAGCAGTGGGTGCTAGCGGGCTTGGGTATGTCTACTCTCAGCCGGCGGTCGTGAACGGGATCGCCTACTTCCCCCAGGGTGACAGCGTGGGGATGAGGCGGATGCAGTGGAACTCCTCGACCAAGGTCCATAATTTCGGGAGCGAAGCGGCGACGGGCAACCAGGGGACGGCTTCCTTCGTGGAAGCCGGGTTCGACCCGGCGGACGGTCCGCAACTGTGGCGCGCCAACAACACTGACGCAACGGGGTCGGGCGGAGCGAAGACCGCCTCGCGCGCCAAAGCAGTGGGCTGGGGCGTGGCACTCGCCTTCCTCCTGCCGAACGCCACGGGGACAAAAGGGATCTACATCGGCTCTACAAATACACTGATCACAGGGATACGGTTCCACAACGGCTCCCTGTTCGTGCATAAGGAAGATAACCTGTTCACGGTATCCAATGACCGGGCTGTGGCGCGCGAGTATCCTGCGAAGGACATGCCCTCGATCTACAACGGGCAAGCGATGATCATCGCCGGAGACCCCCTTTATATTTCCTTCCAAACAAACCTGATGCAGCTCATTGGCGGGACGATCTCAGATACAAGATTGTGGCTCTCCAACCTGCCGGCGACACGGGTGGGTTATGTGCGCGGCGGGATTTCGGCTCTGGGCTGGGTCTTCGTCGCGCTGGATGCCGGAGTGGAGGGTACATCCAGTGTGATGATCTGGAGCAACGAGACCCAGAGCTGGCATGAATGCCTGCGAGGCTTCGAGGTCGGGCGCAGGATCCGCTCGGTGTTCTGGCAGCCGAACGACGAAACCAACCCCTTCCTTTGGACGGAGATCGGCGGGGAGTTGATCTACCAGGTATTTCCGAGAACGCCCAGACCCATCAATGACCCGTCTGTGCAGTACATGCCGGAATGCGTGCTCGAGCTCTCGACCATCGACCTCAACACCAACCCCAAATTCTTCGGCAAACTCTCGGCGGTAACAAAGAACCTCTCTGACTCGGGGATGGAGATCTTTGTGGATTACCAGATGGACAACTACGTGGGCGGGAGCACCTGGTTCCAGGCTGGGACATTTGTGGAAAGCCCGGAGGACTCTATCGAGATCGGCGTGGGCAATAAACGCAAGCTGCGCCCGCGCTTCAGGATGAACACCTCTGTATCCACCACCCCGCCCATCCTGGAGCAGTGGTCGATGGAGTTTTTCGAGCGCACTCCGTTCGCGCGCTACATCTCTCTGGACTGCGAAGTGGCGCCGGGGCAGACAACCATTCACGGCGGCGGGCAG